CGAGTCACGCTTCTGACATGTGAAAGACCACGTTCATCACGGTGAAAAATCGGTGATGAACACATAGTTACGAATGAACCAAATAGAGGAGAGACCAAATGGCTGCTGAGACACTCGACGTTACATCAATGCTTCCTGCGAAATTCGAGCCCAAGCGAAAGAACCGCTGGGTTCTCATGATTGAGGGCATCGACGCCTACCTCGTCAAGACGGCAGCGCGACCGCAGATCACTACTGAGGAGGTGGAGGTACCCTTCATCAACTCACGTCGGTACCTCGCTGGTAAGACGACCTTCGGTACCATGGCTGTTACCTTGCACGACCCCATCGCACCGTCGGGAGCCCAGCAGGTGATGGAGTGGGTGCGAACCCACTTCGAGTCTGTCTCCGGTAGAGCAGGTTACGCTGACTTCTACAAGCGTGATATCCAACTCAAACTCCTCGACCCAGTCGGCACCGTTGTCGAACTCTGGGACATCAAGGGCGCCTTCTGCACGGAAGTCAACTTCGGCGACGTAACCTATGAAGACGGCGGCCCGGTTGAAATCTCTCTAACCGTTCGTTTTGATAACTGCGTTCTGCAGTTTTGACATTACAATTCGACAATTGCGCAATGCCTCGAAAGAGGCATTTGCCTTTTAAAGATCTTGTTTTATTGAATACATAATTGTATGAAGTTAACAACAAAAGATTTACGTAGAATTATCAAGGAAGAGTTTGAGGCCATGACGAGCGCTGATCCCAAGAGGTTCCTTCATGGTGAGGATCCTGATGACGATGAAGGAAGCATGGTTAAATCCCGTTTGTACTCAATGAAGCAAATGGCAGAAGACGTTTGTGATTTATTGAATGCCGGTGACCAATTGCCAGGTTGGGTACAGGATCACATTGCAGTTGCCCACGAGAATTTGCAACAGGTTCATGGTTATTTGACTGGCGCAAGTGGGTTGAAAGACGAGTAAAATACTTATGGGTGCCGGAGGTCGTTGTTTCTCCTGTCACCCATAAATTAGGCGATGATGATCATTCTGGCAGGCTCCCGCGGTGGGAGCCTTCTTTATATTCCAAATCTTGATCTTTCAACTTCAAAGTTATCTGATATTTCAGATGCAGAAATTGCTCGATTGTAAACTCTGACGATGGGAATGCTACCATTGGTGAAATTACCAGAATCGTTATCTGCCGCGTCCCAACGCCTAGCGACCCGATAACTGAGACCGCCGCTTGCCGGCGTGCCAACATAATTTAAGGTTCCAGTGACGTTCTTATTGACGTATAACGTGACTGTTGATCCATTATACGTGCCAACAATATGATACCAAACACCGGTCGTAACCGTTAAACCTGTGGTGGTATTTCTCCAGGCACCATTAAAAAATCCTGCTCTTACGGTTGAACTAAGTGATTCATTTGTTTCTAAACTAAAATTAAGATTTCCAATTAAATCGTATTGATCAGTGATGATGGCGGTCGTTCCCGCTGAAGGGGTTGAATTATATTTAACCCAAGCTTCGGCTGTCCAGGTTGTTAGACTGCCTAATTGTGGACCTGAGGCATATTGATAATTTGCTGATGCAAAATTAAGGATTCCACCATTATTTGAATTATAAGTTGGCGAGTTATATAACGTAGCATTTTTTTGATTGCCTGAAATATCATACCAAGTATTGCCTGTCCCTGGATATGACATTCTATTACCAGAATCAAGATAAAGTTTTAAGCCCGAAAGTGTAGTAATTAGATCAACGTTGGTTTGCACAAATCCAGATCCAAATCCATCATAACCAACGATATTTGAAAATCCTTGACCAAATCCATTAGAGTTCATATCACCCTACGCCCGGGTATCCGTTAGATCCTGTGATACGCGTCATATACATTTCAGGAATAGTTGTCAATCCTGCAACGATTGTAAACGTAGGAGCACCAGAACTTCCTGATAGGAATAACTTTGATGCTCGTAATTCTCCTGAAAATGCCTCTGATCCACTTAGGAAGAAATAATTTGACTTTGAGGATTTCAATCCATTTTCAGTGAATGCAACTGACAAGACCGATGATGCAGGTCCGGTGTTTTTGACCGTGATGAATCTGGAAGCGTAACCAAAGTTAATTGTTTTAATCTCTCCCAATGACAAATTCGATGAAGTTACGAATGGCATTGCTGAAATTTGGTATGCAGGAACGTAACCTTCGCTTTGATATGGATGATTTAATGACATACGTAATTTAAGTATTATTGGTAATAAAACGATGTTGCTTTTTATTTACGCCATGGGTGATGGGTGATATTATCGCCGTAGCAAGGAATTATAAATGTCAGAGCAACGTGAGCGTAATGAAATTTTTAAGGGTATTTCAAATGTTGATCCTCGTATTCCGCAGATGTCTGCTGCCGAAAAGGTGAAGTCAGACTTTGGATTGGACATACCTGTTGAGACTGTGCCCCTTCCTTCTAATGGGTTGGTGTATCCCACCGACACTACATTACATGGTCGTGAGACTGTTGAAATTCGAGCCATGACTGCTCGTGAAGAGGACATCTTGACAAGCAAGGCGTACCTCAAGAAGGGAACCGTGATCAGCGAGCTCATCAAGTCGTGTCTTATCGACAAGAGCATCGACCCGCGTGATCTTCTCACAGGCGATCGAAACGCCCTAATGGTCGCCATTCGTATTACAGGATACGGCTCAGAGTATGATGCTGAGATGGAGTGTCCTGAGTGCTCGGCCAAGGCGCCTCACAGGTTCGACCTTGCTGGGTTGCCTCTTAAGAGACTGCAGATCACCCCGGCGCTGCCTGGTAATAACCTCTTTGAGTTTCTCCTTCCATACAGCAAGAAGCTTGTCAAGTTCAGGTTCCTTACGGGACGAGACGAGGAAGAGATTGTTGCGACGTCTGAAAAGCAGAAGAAACTCGGGCTGTCAACGGACTCTACTGTCACCACTTCGTTGTTGTATTCTATCGTCTCAATTGACGGCATCGAGGACCGCGCCAAGATTGCGTCCTTTGTTAGGATGATGCCAGCCCGCGATTCGCTGGCTCTGCGTAACTACATCAAGGACAACGAGCCCGGAATTGTGATGAAGCAAGAGACGACTTGTCCCGCATGCGGGCACGCCGAGGAGGTGAACATGCCGCTCGGAGTCTCGTTTCTTTGGCCTGCGGCCGGAAGATAAGTTCGACCTTTCATTCGAACCTATCTTTCTTTTGATGTATTATGGCGGCTTTTTGTATGACGAAGCGTACAGGCTGCCCATTGCCTATCGACGTTGGTTCATAGATAGAATCGGAAAAGAATTGAATAGAGGAAAAGAGGAAGGAGGTGATCCTCCCTCGAGGGCGTTACATCAAAACACCCCAGACATAAGAGCGCTTCAAAATAAAACGAGGGCTCAAACCCCATCAAGACTAAGAAGGTTCTCATGATTTTGCGCGGCCCATGCCGCGCGATTCATTTAAACTAAAAGACAGTAAGAGATGTTGTATCTTGAATTAGGCACGTGAATACATAAAAAGGTATCTCTTTATACGTAAGAAAGGACGTCTTACATGGATGAAAATAAGAAGTCGGTGCTCTTGGAAGGAAACAGCCTAATAGGAAAAATCTTTTACACCGCTCTCGGCACATATCTTGGCGCATCGCTCCTTGGAAAAGTAGTCAACGCAAAGATCAGAGGCACAGAATCGCAGATCAATGCCGTCTACAACGCAATGTTGGCGTCGAAAAAATTTCATGATGAGCTGAAAAAGCCGGGTGCAACTGTTGACTCTGTCGTCCAGAGTCTCAGCGCGAAGCACATGACGACAAGAGAGTTCGAAAAAGTCTTTGGCATTCCTTGGCCTCTGTGAGGTGATTTGTGGCTGGTCCTACCCAAGAACAAGTTGACATCGCAAAAGCGCTGTTGCCTCTCATGGAGAAAATGGCAGGGGTTGCTGACAAGATAAAGCAATCGCAGAGCGAGCAGCTGGACGTCATGAAAAAGATGGCCGAGGTTTGCGAAAAGTTAGCCTCTTGTCAGGACGTCGGGACAGGATTCAGCGATACGGCAAAGAGCGTCAGCGAGCTTTCCAATGAAGTCGAAAAGCTAAACGACCAATCGAAAGAATCCGTCTCCAACATGGTCGATCAGGCGACGCAAACTCAAAAAGTGGGAGAAAAAATAACCAAGCTAGGAAAGGCTGTCCTCTATGCCACCACTGCCTACAAGGGATTCGTTCAAGGACTAAAAAATACGTTTGCACTAGGCAGGTCCTTACTCGGACTCCTTGGCGGCTTGACGAAGTCAATCTTCAACTTAGGCCTTTCTATCATCTCGATCCCATTCAAAATGTTGGGTGGTTTGATGAAAATGGCAGCTAGCGGCGGCGGGTCTAATGAGCTCCTAACTCAGATCGAGAAGCTCAGGGAAGAATTCGGCGCCTTAAGTCAGGATGGCCCACAGGCCATCATGAAGACTGCCAGGTCAATGGCGGGCTTCTCAGCGACCGGTTTGAGTGCCTACAGGATTTTCGGAACTGTAGCTGAGAGGTTGGAGAGGCTCAACAAGCTTTCACAAGCGATGGGTGCCACATTCGGAAATCTCACCGAAGAATTTAAGACGAGCGGCGGTGCCCTGCTAGGTTTCCAAAAGGGTCTCGGACTATCGGACGAGGCAATGAAGGGTCTCGCGCAAAGAGCGACTGCGATGGGGACTAAATTAGGTGATCAGCTTATGGATGTCCACAAGCAAGCTGATACCTTGGGATCGACGTTCGGTATTGCAACAAAGCACATCGCGAGAGACATCGCAAAAGCCGTCGCCGACGTGAAGAACTTCGGTGGTGCAACTATCAAGCAAATGGGAACGGCGTCGGTCTACGCAAGATAGCTGGGTGTCGAGCTCGACAAGATCGTCGGCACTCTCGGCGCTTTCGAGACATTCGAGGGTGCGGCCGAGAACGCGTCAAAACTGTCACAGGCCTTCGGCGTCAACATAGACGCGTTCAAAATGATGGAGGCCCAGGACCCAGCATCGCAGCTCGACATGCTCCGTAAATCATTTGCGGCGGCAGGTCAGGACGCAAATAAGTTTTCTCGTCAGCAACTCAAGCTGCTGGAAAATGCGACAGGACTTGATGCCGCGACAGTCAAACAGGCTTTTTCTTTAAAGAACCAGGGAGTCAGTCTCGACAAGATAAAGTCCGCGAGCGAGAAAGCCGGTAAGAAGCAACTCTCCCAAGCCGAAGCTATGAGTAAGCTAGCCGATGCAATGGAGCGGATGATAAAATCAGGCTCTGATGAGGGCGGCGGTTTCTTGGATAGATTCCTACGTGGAATGACCCGCGGCGTCATGGCGGGCAAAGAGTTCCGCGAGATCATGATGAACATTAGGATAGCCTTTAGGACTGTCCTTGTTGAAGGTGTGCGTCTCGGCCGTGCAATCGCCCAGATGCCAGCCATCAAAGAATTCTTTGGAGGGATCGCGGACTTTTTCAAGCCCGCACGCTTTAAGACACTCGTCAGGGGGGTCACTGATGAGTTGATCAAGTTCGTGAAGGGAGAGCAGTCTTTCCCTGCCATGATGGAGACGATCAAGAAGAAATTCTTCGATTATTTCGACGCTTCGTCGGGCGCTGGTCAGAAGGTCCTCAACGGCTTCAAGAACATCTTCAAGGGTGCGATGAGCATCGCGGGTGAAGCCATCAAATGGATGGCTGAAAAAATGCGGGACGGCATAAAGATAATCATAGACCTTCTCCTGGGTAAAGGGCTCAATCTGTCTGGCATCACCGGAGGAGGATTTTGGGGGGAGGCGCTGGCACCCCTGTGGGCTGCTTTCAAAGACGCGTGGAAAATGCTTGCGCCTGCCGTCGAGCAGCTGTTCGACATTCTCACTGAAAAGATCGTCAACTGGTTCAACACGACCCTCCTACCTGCTCTCAAAGATTTTGCCCCGATGATGGCGCTGATCCTCTTCGGACCTGCCTTGACTAAAGCTCTCCTCGCAGTTTTCATTGAGCACACAGGGCCTGCGATCTTGAAATTCGTTGGTGGAAAGATATTAGCCCTGTTAGGAATCGCCCAGGCTCAAGCCGCCACGGCTGCTGCCACCTCAAAAGCAGCTGAGACAACCGTAGGCGCCGTCGAAAAAGTGAGTGAAATAACAGAAGAGGGTAAGAAGGTAGTCGAGGGCAATAAGGACTTGAAGGTTTCTGACGTTAAAGAGCTTGGTAAAAAACTTCTTGCATTGAGCGGTGCCCTTCTTATTGGCGGATTTGCCCTGGTCTTAACAATAACAATGATGGTGGGTATACTCAGAGCTGCCAAAGTTACGACCGGAGAAGTTTTTACCGCAATGGGCATTTTAGTATCAATAGGCATAGCCGCGATTCCCTTGGCGGCCGCTCTAAAAATAGCCGGGAAGATACCAGCATCAGAAATCATTAAAGGCGGGCTCGCGATGGCATTGGTCCTCGGCGTTGGAGGTCTGATCGGCGCTGCCGTCATTGCGTTGCTAAGCAATTTTGAGGCAGCAGAAGTTGATAAAGCCGTCAACGCCATGTGGGGCATCACAAAGATCATGTTGATGTCAGTCCCTCTCGGCTTGGCGGCGGCGCTAATGGGCGCGATGGCACCGGCTCTTCTATTTGGGTTAGTTGGTTTTCCTATTATGGGAGGAGTCATCGAGGAGGCGACTGAGTCCATCATAAAAATCATGAAAGAGCTCGACAAGGTGAAGGTCGGCGCCGACATCGAGGTGAAGGTGAAGGCGTTCGTCGACATTATGAACGCGTTATCCAGCTTCACGAGCGTCTTCGCGGATCTGATGCACGACATGATGCCTTCGCTTACGGAACTCATTTTCGGGGGTTCGAATTACACCAAAGCGATGCAAAAAACGATAGACATGGTGAATGCCATCATCGGGAAAGCGGGTGAGGGTACAGGACTCATCGGCATCATGGAGGTGATCGTCAAGGCGCTGCAATCGATGGCAGGAATTCCAGGGTTGGAGACCGCAGCGTCTGTTTTCAAGGACATAATAACCGCAGTCACTGGTGTCGCTAAGGCGCTCATTCCACCCGAAGACCTTCTTGAGTTGATGATCGACGATTCTCAAGAGGCGATCTACACGATGAAGCGTGTGTTAGAGTTCATGAAGCCGATGCAGGAAACCCTTTACACCGTGGTCGATAAAATAAAGACGATGATCGAGGGTCTCTTGAAGATCGACGTGCCTAATCAAGAAAAAGCAAAAACTGTAGCTGAGGTCATTTCAGCGACAGCCAGTCTTATTAGCGCTGTCGCGCCTGATCCCCGTATGATCGAAAGTTTTAAAGAGACTTTCGAGGTTGACGGGGGGTGGTTCTCTGCTGACGTCAAAGAAACGTTCTTGAATATCGGCGCAATGAAAGATTTCGTGACGGGTTACATGAAGGCGTTGCAACCCCTCGTCGAATCTTTAGCAGGCGGTATCGTTACT